CCGACGTGCCCGAGCCGGTCCCATGGCCGCTCCGGCGGAGTCCGCATCCACACAAGGGACACCCTCAAGTCGACCGCCACCCAGGCGCTGGGCGTCGACGTCTACGGCCGCATTGTCATGCACATGGTCGAGACCAGCTCCCTCATGCGGGCCGGCGCGACCGTCATCACGACCTCGACCGGCGAGGACCTGGTCGTCCCCCGCTCCACCGGCTTCGTCACCTCGGCGATCACCGGCGAGGGCGCGCAGATCACCGAGAGCGACCCGGCCCTATCCACGGTCACCCTGAAGGCGTTCAAGTACGCCAACTACTTCGAGGTCTCCCAGGAGCTGGCCAACGACTCGCCCACCAACCTCCTCGACTTCCTGGCCCGCCAGGCGGCCCTGTCCCTGGGGCTGGGCTCGACCGGCTACGGCGACGATCTCATCAACGGGGTCGGCACCACCGAGCCCCGCGGGCTGCTGCTGGACGCCGGCACCGGGGTGACCGGCCCGACCGGGACCGGGACCACGCTGGGCACCCAGGGCACCGCCAACCAGGGCACCGACGCCTTGTGGTCCCTGGTCGGCAGCGTGGCCGAGCCGTACGCGGAGAGCGACAGCGCCGCCTTCATCATGCGGAACGCCAGCAACGTCATCGTGCGCAAGCTCCGGGACACCAGCGGCCAGCCGGTCAACGGCCTCACCGACCGGCGCTCCATCCTCGGCTATCCGGTGTTCGTGGACCCGTTCATGCCGGCGATGGCCAACGGCAACGAGAGCATCGCGTTCGGCGACATGAGCCGCTACTTCGTGCGGATCGTCAACGGCATCCGCTTCGAGCGCTCGGATGAGTTCCGCTTCCAGAATGACCTGGTCGCCTTCCGCTGCATCGTCGCCTCGACGGCGCCCTGATCGACACCGCCGCCGTCAAGACCTTCGTGAACACGACCTGAGCCATGCGCTGGCCGTGGCAGCGTCACGACCGGGATCTGTTCCAGATCGGGAGCATCGTCCCGGCCTCCACCTACGCCGCCGTGCCGGTCAACCCGACCACGGCCATGCAGCACAGCGCCGTCTGGGCGTGTGTGAACCTGATCGCCGGGAGCATCAGCACCTTGCCGCTGGCCGCCTACCGCCGCGGCGACCGCGACCCGCTGCCCGAGCTGCCCCCGATCCTGCGGGCACCCTCGGCCGGCTGGAGCCTGCCCGAGTTCATCTACGCCGCGCTCCAGGCCCTCCTGACCCGCGGGAACACGTTCGGGCTGATCGTCGACCGGGCCGGCGCCGGTCTGCTCCCCGCTCAGGTGGAGCTGCTGGCCAACGAGCGCATCCAGGTGGAAGCGAACAGCAGGATCATCTACCGGGTCGACGGCCAGGAGGTCGACCCGGCCTCCATCTGGCACGTCCGGGCGTTCACCGCCCCCGGCCAGGTCCTCGGCCTGTCACCGATCGGCCACGCCCGCCAGGCCATCGGCCTCGGCATCGCCGCCGAGAAGTACGCGGCCAAGTTCTTCGGCGAGAGCGCCATTCCTAGCGGCGTGCTCACCTCGGACCAGGACATCAAGCAGGACCGCGCCGACCAGCTCAAGGCCCGCTGGCGGGCCGCCCACGCCGGCCACCGCGACATCGCCGTGCTCGGCAACGGCGCCCGCTTCCAGGCCGTGACCATCGCCCCCGAGGAGGCCCAGTTCCTGGAGACGACCCAGGCGAACGTCCGCACGATCTGCCGCTACTTCGGCGTCCAGCCTGAGCTGATCGGCGCCGACAGCGGCAACAGCCTCACCTACGCCAACGTCGAGCAGCGGGCGCTCGACTTCCTCACCTTCGGGCTCAGGCCCTGGCTGGTGCGGCTGGAGACGGCCCTGTCCGCCCTCCTGTCGTCGACCACGACCGTCAAGTTCAACGCCGCCGCCCTCGTGCGCACGGACCTGCTGACCCGCTACCAGGCCCACGAGAGCGCCATCCGGGCCGGCTGGAAGCTCCGCAGCGAGGTCCGGGAGCTGGAAGACCTCCCACCCATCGCCGGCATCGACGACCAGGAAGGCGGCGCCGTGGCATGACGCTAGAGCGATGCTTCTATCCCGCCGACTTGCAGCTTCGGGACAATGGCGACGGGCGGACCCTGGTCGGCCCGCTTCTCCCGTGGGGCGTTCGCGCCCGCGTGGTCGACCGGGGCCGGCTCGTCACCGAGACGTTCACCCGCGGCGCCCTGGAGGGCACCGACCCGGCCCGGGTGCCCCTCACGGCCACCCACCCCAGGGACGCCGGCACCCTGCCCATCGGCGTGATGGTCGAGTTCGAGGAACGAGCCGACGCCGCCCACGGCGCCTGGCACGTCTCGGACACCATGATCGGGAACGAGGTCCTGGCCCTGGCCCGCGACGGCGTCCCGCTGGGCTTGAGCGTCGGTTTCGCCGAGGTGCCCGGTGGTAGTCGTTGGTCGGCTGACCGCCAGCACGTGACCCAGGACCAGAGCGGCACTAGACCACGTGGCCGTGGTGCGCGTGCCGGCCTACCAAGGCGCCGGGGTGGTGGGCGTACGTCGGCGCGTCGCGCCCACCACCCCGGTGCTCCTCACCCTGCTCGGTCGCCGCTGTGGCTAGGGGCAGCAAGCTCGGCGGCATGCGCAACGCTGGCGCCTACCCCGGTTCGGGCAGCCGGGGCGAACAGCGGTGCCTGTCCTGCAAGCGCCGCATCGCCTGGGGCGAACGCTGCGAGAGCTGCAAGCAAGAGCTACGCCAGCGCCAGCGCCGCAAGCCACGATGACTAAGACCCTACTCCGCTCCTGCCTCGACTGCGCCAAGGCAGTACGCGGCAAGCCCAGGTGCCGCGACTGCCAGGCCAACCGAGACCGGGCCAAGGCAGCGAAGCGACCCGACATGCGCACCCACGCCGAGACCGAACGGCGCCGCCGCCTCGTGGCCACCCACCGGGCCACCGTGGGCGACTGGTGCCCCGGCCTGGAAGACCACCCCGCCCACCCCTGCGCCGACCTGGTCGCCGACCACGTCGTCGAAGTCGCCGTCAACGGGCTGGAGACTGGGCCGCTCAGGGTCCTCTGCCGCTCCGAGAACAGCGGACGATCGGCCCGAGTTTTGAGCAGGGTGCTGGCCCTTGACCCCTCGCCAGGCGAACGGCCGATTACACACCGCGACGGCGACGATCCCGGCCCGGTGGCTGCATGAGGACGGCGCTACTCGGGGAGTTGCCGCGACACTTCCTGGAGGATTTCGCCGGCTCGCTCGTGCAGGTCTGCGGCACCCTGAGCCTTGGCGAGTTCCAGGACCAAGATCATGTTCAGGTTGCACTGGCCGGCGATGATGCTGACCGCATCTGGCCCATCCGGGTCGCCCAGCACCGTCCTGATGTGGGCGGCGGCGCGCTCAAGGTCGGGCTCCAGGAACAGCGTCAGGAGTTCGATGGCGACCCGGGTGGCGGCAGTTGCCGAGTTCATCTCCCTCATGGCGCGAGGATTGGCTCATGAGGGCGGGCCCGAAACCTGCCGTTGATAGCTCACCGCTGCCCCTGCGCGGCTCCAGACGCCGGGAGCTGGCGGTTGCGCGGTTCGCCCTCGACTATGTTCGCGTGCCGCGAGGCCATGGTGTCCGCAAGCCCCTGCGGTTGCGGCCCTGGCAGCGTGCCCTGATCGCCTCGACCTGGGATGCGCGGCCTCGGCCGAGGCTGGCCGGTTGGATGCTCCCACGAGGGCAGGGGAAGACGTCCCTGACCGCCGTCCTCGCCCTCTATGAGCTGCTGGCGGGTGCCGAGGGCGCCCAGGTCGTCGTCGTCGCTACTGACGAGCGACAGGCTGGTCTGTGCCATCGGGTCGCGTCCCGCATGGTGGAGCTGCACCCCGACCTCGAATCGCGGGTGCAGCAGTACGCGGACGCCCTCACCGTCCCGGCCCGCGGGTCGAGCTTTCAGGTCCTCCCGGCGGTGCCGAAGCGGCTCGAGGGGCTGGACTTCACCCTGGCCATCGTTGACGAGGCTGGCCGCGTCGACCAGGAGGTGTATGAGGTTGTGGCCCTGGCCACCGGCAAACAACTGGCGTCGGTGGTGCTGGCCATCGGGACACCCGGCCCCGAGCTGGACGCGACCGTCCTCGGCCGCCTCCGGGAGTATTCCTTGGACCACCCGGACGACCAGCTGGTGGTGTGGCGGGAGCACTCGGCAGCAGGGTTCGAAGATCATCCGGTGGACTGCCGCCACTGCTGGGAACTCGCCAACCCGGCCCTGGATGACTTCCTCGCCCACGACGGCCTGCAGGCATGCCTGCCTCCGAAAATGCGGGAGTCATCGTTCCGCCGGGCCCGGCTCTGCCAGTTGACCGATCAACTCGAGGAAGCATGGCTACCGCCCTCCGCGTGGGCCGAATGCGCGTCTGCCGCGCTTTCCGTCCCGGACGGGGCCGAGGTCGTCCTAGCGTTCGACGGCAGCTTCAACGGCGACACCACCGTCCTCGTGGTTTCCACGATCGACCAGCGGCCCCACCTCGACCTGGTGGAGCTGTGGGAGGCCGATGGCCGCCAGGTGCCCATCGTCGACGTCGAACAGGCCATCAGGGCCGCCTGCCGGCGCTGGCGGGTGCTGGAGATCGCCGCCGACCCATTCAGATGGGCCCGCAGCCTCCAACTCCTCGAGGGCGAAGGGTTGCCCGTCATGGAGTACCCACAGAGCCCGGGGAGGATGACGCCGGCCACCGCCCGGTTCTACGAGGCCGTCGTGAATGGCCAGCTCACCCATTCCGGGGACTCGCGGCTGGCCCGCCACGTCGGCAACGCCGTGCTCCGGGAGGACGCCCGCGGTGCCCGGCTGGCCAAGGAACGGAAAGACTCACCCCGCCGGATCGACGCTGCGGTGGCCGCCGTCATGGCCCATGACCGGGCCGCTGCCCTGGCCGGCGCCGTCCGGGACAGCATTTACATTTGAGAACGCTACGACCCCGGGGGCATCCCCTTCCCCGGGGTCGTAGCCAGGGCCATGCTGTGCTGGAGAGCCCGGCCCCACGAGTCGATGGTCAGCCCTTGGGGGCGGTAAGGGC